AAGGCTCTCGACGTTCAGATTACCCCATATCTCCAGCATCGCCCCATTAGTGAAACCTTCAAAGGTTGCCGTCGTCCCCGACGCTATCCGGCCTTCGCCGCATGCTTGCAAGACTCCGTCGCCGTTGGCTGTGTTCAGCCCCTCCCACACCAGATTCCCGGCGGATGCCCGACCGCCATTGGCAAACTCGTAGTGACCATTTGTGCTGGAACCTCTATTAATCTCCAGAGTCCCACTGTCGACCTCTATCGTGCCACTGTTATTGAATCCAACATTTCCAGTAATTACCGAGCTTCCCGTTCCCGCGGATTTTCGGAAAATGCCGGCATTGTTGATGACACCTTGATCATAACCGCTGTACATCCATGAATACCAGCGTAGCCCATCAAAACCCACATCACCCTGTATTTCATAAATCGCCCCAATCAGATTATTCAAGGTAATATCAGGTTCGGAATCTCCTGGGTTGGTTCCAAAATATACGCACGTTGAGTCATTGGTCTGGCGGATAACACCCGCATTGTTTACTGTTCCACCGAATGACAAGGAGCCGGAGTTCTCTATTACCCCCCAGTTATCTATGTTATTCTTAACGCTGAGCGAGCGGCCACTATCAATCTGCAGTGAGGCATCTATCGCAATTGTTAGCGACTCCAGCGTGGAGTCTTGATCAAGTCGAACAAATCGGTTGCCGTCAATGACGACGTCGTACTTGACCACGGTTCCAAAGGAGAAAGTGAACGGGGGGTCATTTACAGGAAATGTGACGTTGCGTTCCGTCGGCCCATATTGTCCAAACGTGCTCAGTGGAAAACTAATTTCCCTGTCAAACTCAATAATGTCAACCTTGCCAGCAAACAGATCAATAGTTTCGTCAAGACCAACATAGAAAGCGGCAATATCATTCCAATTAAGGGGATCACTCCAATGAATTATCTCTCCCTCATACCCGATACATGCCACGGGAACTGTTATAGAACCAATTGTAAAATCGACGTTAACACCATAGCTCGTAATCTGCATAGCCCCACCGACCATGTCCCAGACGGTGGTGTTCCTGACCTGCGCATATGGCCCGGAAGTCTGTGTGGCATTAGCATCAACAAACGTAACGAGCATGAGAACGGAGATGAAAACACCGTAGACCAATGATTTCATTATCACATTCTTCATTACAGATACTCCATTTTTCGTAATACTGCTATGTACCCTGAAAATGGAAAAGGCCGAATCCCGACTTATAGGGATTGGCCTTTGGCAAACCAATAAAGGATTCCGACTATTATCTCGCTCATGGTTCCCTTCCGCTTACACTCTTCACCCTCTCCTGATGGTGTTCCCTTATCAAACAGTATCTCTATGCAAGACCTCTACATATGTATAGACACATCAGAAGGCCAAATAATCTCATGAATTTTGTGTTATTTGCAGGATTTTTTCTAATTTTTCCCCAGTGTCGTCATTGCGGCAAATGATGCGTTGCCGAAAGCGCCTTTCCCTTTCTAATATTTTCGCCTTTTTTGGGGTCATGTTCTACCGGTGTAACAATTTTATTGTTTTTTCATTTTCCCGCCAGATTTTTCGACAAAACGACCCTTCTGCGGCAAATAAGATCATAGGCGCGAGCAATGCCGTGAAGATTTCTTGTCCCGCTTTTTGGCTCCAGATGGCCTTTTGATCTTATGGAGGGGCATTATGACGAATGATATCGAGAAGGCCATCGAAGAGAGTGCAAGCCAGCCGAAGCGCGTGAAGGGCGATTCGGGCGAGATTGAGCAGCACAGTCTGACTGAACAGATTGAGGTCGCGCGCTTTTCTGCTTCCACGGCGGCCGTGAAGAAGAAGCCGTTTGGGCTACGCCGCGCAAAACTGATTCCGCCGGGGGCGGACTGATGGGATTGCTGAACAGAATCTTTGGGCATAGGAAAACTGAGACTGTGAGCCTGCCGAGGCGCGTGCAGGTGGTTCGCGGCCGGTATGACGCCGCGACCATCAACGACGACAACCGTCGGCATTGGGCAAACGCGGACGGCCTGTCGGCGAACGCCGCAAACTCCCCCGAAGTGCGTCGGCGGCTGCGCAACAACTCACGTTACGAGGTGGCGAACAACTCGTATGCCAAGGGCATTGTACTGACGCTGGCCAATGACTGCATCGGCACGGGGCCACGGCTCCAGATGCTGACGGACAACCCAGAAGTCAACCGCGTTATCGAGACGGCATTCGCGGAATGGTCACGGTCAATCCGACTGGCCGAGAAACTCCGCACGATGCGTATGGGGAAAGCGGAAGACGGCGAAGGATTCGGAATCATCGTCAATAATCCTGCTCTCTCGATGCCGGTGCAACTTGATTTGCGGCTGGTGGAAGCGGACCAAGTCGCCACGCCTTTCTTTACGCCGATGGCAAGTTATGCGGTGGACGGAATTGTCTTCGACACATCGTGGAACCCGGTTGAATATCACGTCCTCAGGAACCATCCCGGCGACGCGGTCAGAGTGCAGACACTGGAATATGACACGGTCAAGGCGGAGGCAGTGATTCACTACTTCCGAGCGGACCGTCCCGGACAGGCACGCGGCATACCGGAAATCATGTCCGCGCTGCCACTCTTCGCGCAGTTGCGCAGATACACGCTTGCCGTCATCGCAGCGGCGGAAACGGCTGCTGACCACGCGCTCGTGATTTACACCGACGCGCCCGCGAATGGTGAGGCCGACTCGCTTGAAGCGATGGACACGGTCGAGTTGGAAAAACGCATGGCGACGGTCATGCCGGGCGGTTGGAAGTTGGCGCAGACGCAGGCCGAGCAGCCGACGACGACCTACGCGGAGTTCAAGAAAGAAGTGCTGAACGAGATCGCGCGTTGTGTGAATATGCCGTTCAACATCGCGGCTGGCAATTCGAGCGGCTACAACTTCTCGTCCGGCAAATTGGACCATCAGACTTACTACAAAGCGATTCGCGTTGAGCAGTCACACATCGAGACGGTGGTTCTCGACCGCATCCTGAACGCGTGGCTGTCCGAGGCGGTTCTGATTGAGGGACTTTTGCCGCAACAGGCAAGAGTTAAAGGTGCGCGGTTCGCGCATCAGTGGTTCTGGGACGGACACGAGCACGTCGACCCCGCGAAAGAAGCAAACGCACAAGACACGCGGATCAAGAACAACACGACGACGCTGGCGCACGAGTACGCGAAACAGGGACTCGATTGGGAATCGGAACTGCGACAGCGCGCGAAGGAAGTGGCACTCATGAATCAACTGGGACTGAGTATAGCACAAGTAACTCCGGCACCCGTGCCGGTAGCGGATAATCAAAATACCGAAGACGGACAAACTCCAGAGGAGTAACTATGAAAGACAAAATTGAAGCAACTCAGTCGCAAGGCAACTCGGTGGTTTTCGCGTGCGCGCCGGAGTGGGTTGAGGCCAACGCCGGGGCGGACGGGAAACCTGCAGGTCTCCCCCGCTTTTCGATGACTGCGTACACCGGCGGACCCATGAAACTCAGCGGCTGGCGATATCCCGTCATCGTTGAGTTGTCGGGCCTAAACATCCCGTCGCAAAACCGGCCGATTCGACTTGGCCATGACGCGGCACAAGGCGTCGGTCACACAGACTCCCTGCTTGTGCAGGGCGGGCGGCTCATAGCGGGCGGTATTGTGTCGCGTGACACCAACGCGGCCAAGGAAGTCGTCGCGTCCTCGCGGAACGGCTTCCCGTGGCAGGCGTCCATCGGCGCGGGCGTCGAGGAAGCGGAATTCATACGCGAAGGCCAGAAGGCGGTCGTTAACGGCCGCGAGTGGTCGGGACCGCTGAACGTTGTCCGCAAGGCGACACTCGGCGAGATCAGTTTTGTGGATTTGGGCGCGGATGGCGAAACCAGCGCCCGCGTGGCCGCAAAGGCCAAGGAGGACACCGTGGACAAAGATGCGGAGGACAAGGAGAAGGTCGAAGGCGCTCAGGCGCATACGGATATCGCGGCTAAGATGCGTGAAGAGGCAGCCGCTGAGACTGAACGCATCGCGGCGATTCAGAAACTCTGCGGCGACAAGCACAAGGATATCGAGGCGAAGGCCATCCGAGAGAACTGGAACGCCACGCAATGTGAACTGGAAGTCATGCGTGCGGATCGTCCTCCGACACCGGACATTCTCTGCAGGACTGAGGGACCCGCAACTGGCGCGATGTTGGAAGCGGCGTGCGCACTTGCGGAAGGACTCACGCAGCCGGAGAAGCACTACAAAGAGGAAGTCCTCGATGCGGCGTCGCATCGGTTCCGCGGGCTTGGTTTGCAGGAACTCTTCCTGGAGGCGGCGTGGGCGAACGGCTACACCGGCCGCTCGTTCCGCGACAGCCGCGAGGTAATGCGCTTTGCGTTCGGCCGCGAGGTCAAGGCGGGGCTTTCGTTTGTGGACGTCGGCGGAATCCTCTCGAACGTGTCGAACAAGTTCCTGCTCGAAGGCTTCTACTCCGTCGAGCGTACGTGGCGGAATATCTGCGCGGTGCGCAACGTCTCGGACTTCAAGACCGTGACAAGTTACCGCCTCATCGGCAAGGACCAGTATGAAAAAGTCGGTCCGGGCGGCGAACTCAAGCACGGGACGCTGGGCGAGGAAACCTACACTAACAAGGCCGACACCCACGGCATCATGCTGACCATCGACCGGCGCGACATCATCAACGACGATTTGGGCGCTATCACGCTCGTGCCGCGCAAACTCGGTCGCGGAAGCGGGCTTCAGATATGCGAGGTGTTCTGGGTTATCTTCATGAACAACTCGGCGTTCTTCACGACGGGCAACAAGAACTACGCGGCTGGCACGCCGGATACGGTGTGCGGTATCGACGGCCTGACCAAGGCGGAAACCATGTTCATGGAGCAGGTGGACGCCGACGGCAAGCCCATCGGAATCATGCCCGCGATTGTGCTGGTTCCACCGGCGCTCAGCGCGATGGCCACGCAGTTGCAGAAGTCGCTTGAGATACGCGACACGACGGCTAACACGAAGTATCCCATTGCAAACCCGCACGTCGGCAAGTTCCGCGCGGAGGTGAGCAGGTATCTGTCAAATGCGAAGTTCACGGGCAACTCCAGCAAGGCGTGGTATCTCCTCGCTGACCCGAACGATCTTCCGGTCATCGAAGTAGCGTTCCTGAACGGACAGGAGTCGCCCATCATTGAAACCGCCGAGGCTGACTTCAACGTGCTCGGTGTCAGGATGCGCGGCTACCACGACTTCGGCGTAGCGCTTCAGGACCAGCGTGGCGGCTGCAAACTCAAGGGCGAGGCGTAATCAACAACACAGGAGGCAAGCATGGCAAATGCAATCTATGTGTATGAAGGCAAGAGCATCGACTATACCCCTTTCGCCGCTGTGGCGGTCGGAGATGTGGTCGTTCAGGGTGACTTGGTGGGCGTGGCAGCGAGGCCAATTGCAGCGGATGCGCTCGGGTCGCTCGCGGTGACCGGCGTGTTCGACTTTGCGAAGGCAACCGGAACCAGCACGGCTATCGCAGCGGGCACAAAGGTGTACTGGGACGCGACAAACCATGTGGCCACCGCAACGGCGACGAGCAACAAGTACATCGGCAAGGTCGTCAAAGCGGCCGTGGACGCGGACGCGACAGTGCGCGTGAGGCTGGAACAGTGAACTTGAGAGAGGGGTTGGCTTGGCTGGATCGTGGGCTGATTGCTCACGATCCATGCCGAGTCGAATACCGACGCGCTGGACGCGCACCTGTCACGTTCGACGCGTCGAAAGGCAAACCCCGATTTGAAGTCACCGATGAAAACAACGTTTCGATTAGGGCGCATCTCTGGGACTTCATCGTGCTCTCGGCGGACTTGAGTTTCGAGCCAAAAGCTGGCGACGTGATTATCGCGGACAGCCGGAGATATGAGGTGATGGAACTTGGGCAGGACGGGTGTTGGCAATGGACGGGTTCGCACATGACGACCTATCGAATTCACACCAAGGATACGGGTGCATCAAATGCCTGAAGCAACCCTCATACAACTCGTGATGCAAGGCGGTTTCACTGCCCTTGCGGCGTTCCTAGTCTGGCGCATGGCGTCGGCGAGCGAGGCCGACCGCAAAGCATCTCAGGACCGCGAGACGCGCATGGCGAACCGCATAAACGATTTGGAGAAGACCCTTGTAGACCTTGTTGCGCGTAGTGTGGATGCACAGAATAACATCTCCACGGCACTCAACGGTCTCAGGCTGACGCTGGAGCGCAAGCCGTGCCTGCTGGAAAACGAGGTGAAGCGTGCCGTCTAAACTCGTGCAACTCGCGGACGCTATCGTTGCGATGTTGAACGCGGGGAAGTTCTCTCTGGCGTTCAGGGCACAGCGGCTCTACAGACCATACTTCGATTTGCCCGAAATGTCCACGTTGCATGTAACCGTCGTGCCGGACGCTGTAACGTTGACGCAGCACACACGCGCGACGATGGCAAATGAGACAAAGGTCGATATCGCCGTCCAGAAGAAATACAAGACGGAGGACGCGTCGGAACTCGACCCGCTTATGGTGCTTGTTGAGGAGATCGCCGGGATGTTTGCGCAGAATCGAGCGATTCCAGAGTTGGGAGCAGTTCTCCTGAAGGTGGAACACGCGCCAGTCTATTCGCCGGAGCATATGCAGGACAAGCGGATGTTCACGAGCATCCTCACGCTGACATACAGGATGGACTAGTACCAGGACTAGCACCCATGATCCGCTGCGACATGAAAAAGTTCTTCTTTGACAGGAAGGCCGTGACGAGCCGCACGGACAAGGCGACTCGTAAGGTGCTTAGTAAGTTCGGCGCGTACACACGGACACGCTCGCGCACGAGCATCCGCCAGCGCAAGGGAACGTCGCGCCCGGGGCAGCAGCCATACAGTCACACAGGCTTACTCAAGGACAAAATCTTCTTCGGGTATGACCCGAACAAACGTTCCGTGGTCGTAGGACCGGAGAAGTTGCGCAAGGGAAAAGGTGAAGCGCCACGCCTGCTGGAACACGGCGGCAAAACCACGACGCGGTTCTTTGACTCCAAGCGCAAGAAATATGGAAAGCCCAGGCGTGTGCGCGTTGCGAAAAGACCATACATGCAGCCCGCGTTTGATACCGAACTGAAACAACTGCCGCCCAAGTGGCGCGACAGTGTGAAGTAACCAGATTAGGGAGGGGCACATGGCGTTAACAACTTATGCGATGGGCATGAACGCCAAGATTTACTGCGGAGCCGCTGGCGCGACTCCCAGTACCGAGTTGGCGAACGTGCGCGACGTAACGCTCACGTTGGACGCAGGAGAGGCAGACGTGACGAGCCGCGCAAACGGCGGCTGGAAGGCGACGGTGGCCACGCTACGCGAGTGCACCGTCGAATTCGAGATGCCGTACAAGCGGACTGATGCCGGGTACGCCCTCATCAAGACGGCATATCTCACCGGCGGGCAAGTCGGCCTAAAGACTCTGGCCGAGGAGAACGGCGAAGGCCCGGACGGCGATTTCTCCATCACGAGTTTCCCGCGAAGCGAACCGCTTGAGGAAGGCGTGATGGTTTCCGTTACCGCGAAACTCACAACCTTCAGGTCATGGGTTGAGGCAGGAGGTGGCGCGTGAAAACATTTAACGACGCGGCTGGCCGCACTTGGACTATCGGTCTTACACTGGGCAGCGCGATGCGTGTCAAGGACGCGCTCGGCGTCAGTCTGCTCGATCTCGATCAGGGCGTTGAGCGCGTTGGTGACAAGTATCGCATGGTCGAGATGAAGAACAAGGCGGACGCGGAGAAGCACGAGTTGCTTTCCGTGAAACTCGTGAGCGACAAGTTCTTCCTCGCGGACGTCTTGTTCTGTCTGCTGGAGCCGCAGATTGAGAAACATGGCCTCACGAAAGACAACGCGTGGGATGCATTCAACGGCGAAACCATGCTGGCCATGAACCAGGCGCTTTACGAGGAACTCACCGATTTTTTCCGCTCGAGCGGCCGGACAAACGTCGTCCGGCTGATAGAGGCGCAGGCGAAGGTCGTGAACGCGCAGATGAAAGTCGTGGACAGGATGGCCGACAAACTCACCGACGAAACGATGGAGAAGGTGGTCGTTGGAGTGATGTCTGGCGAATCGCCGGAGCGCTTGGCGTCGACCCTCGGCCTCACACGCTGAGAGAGTTGCTGTGGCTCGCGGAAGGCCAGGGGCGCGAACGCTGGGCACACACGTCGCTCGTGTGCTCGATTCTGGCGAACGCCAACCGCGATCCCAAGAAGCGGCGCAAACCCTACAAACCGGATGACTTCAACCCGTATTCAGAGTCCTTGCGAGAAGACTACGTCGTAGTCACCAAGGAAAACATCGGACTTATGAAAGAGGCCTTTACTGGCCAGAAAGGTTAGTCATGAAGCGAACTGTAATTGCCATCACTCTGTTTTGCCTGGTGTGTTTTGTTTTCACGGGCTGCCAGGTGTACCTGAACGGCGAGGCGCGGACCGCTGCCACGAATTCCACGATTGACGCGGTAGAAGCCGCACGGCGGGCAAACGCCGATCCGAATGCCGCTCCGTGGCTCAAGTCCTACACCATCGAAAATGCAAAACAGTGGCGCGAGTTCGTGCGTTCTGCGAAGCGCGACACGGCTTGGGGCGCGGAATACGACCAGATTCTGGAACCTGCGGACAAGACCACTGACAACAAGTAAGGAGGTGACGCATGCCGCTCACTTGGGAAGATTTGCTCGCTAAGATTCCGTCTGAAGAGGTGTCCGCCGCCAAGGCGGTGCTTTCGCAGTACTCCACTACCCTTCTGCAAATGACGCAGGAGTCCGCTTGGGGATACATCAAGCGCCTTATGGAAGGCGACCTCACGGCCGTGTCCGACGTGCTCGCGCAAATGTCGGACGAGGCGTTCATCCTGCGCGTGAAGCAGAACACCGCGCGTTGGCAGAATGTCGCGCGGTATGAGGAATTCGTCAAGACAGTTGAAAACAAAGTTCTCGTGGCGGTTGCGCCGGTGCTGCTGTCCATTCTGCTTGCACTGGTGGGCCTTTAATCGGGAGAAAAGCATGTCCAGCATAAAGAACTGGCTTAACGGAAAACGCACCTACATCGTGGTCGTCATGGGTCTGCTCACGTCGCTACTGGCGTGGCTCGACGGCCAGATAGACTCGAAGGCGATGATCGCCGCCGTGCTCGTGGGCGCGTATGCAATCTTCAACCGCGCAGGCACCGCGACGGTTCAGAAAACCGTAGATGCACTTCTCGCCGCACCGGACGACACAGCCAAGGAGAAATAGTGCGTGGCGTTCGCGGGAGCCATACGCGCGGGTCGTGCGTTCGTCGAGTTGTTTGCCGACGACAGCAAACTCGTGCGCGGCCTAAAGGCGGCTGAGAAGAAAGTCAAAGCCTTTGGCAATCACGTCCGCAACATCGGGCTATCAATGTCCGCTCTGGGTGCGGCGGTGATGATGCCGTTGCTCGGCATGGCCAAAGGCTTCGCGGACACGGGCAGTAAGATATACGACATGTCCAAGCGCACCGGCGTATCCGCCGAGGCTCTTTCCGTTTTAGGGTACGCCGCCGAGCAGACCGGCACGGACGTGGACGCGCTGGAAAAGGGTCTTCGCAAGATGCGCAAGACCGTCGGCGACGCGATTGGCGGCTCGAAGTCCGCGCAGAAGGCGCTGGGCAATCTCGGTCTCACCGTGCAAGACCTGCAGGGTCTCTCCCCCGATCAGCAGTTCCGGCTCATCGCCGACCGTATCGACAAGATTTCCGACCCGGCGCTCAAGGCTTCTGCGGCGATGAACATCTTCGGCTCCAAAATCGGGCCGATGCTCATGCCCATGCTGGAAGGCGGCGCGGTCGCGCTTGACGACTACGCGGCGCAGGCTGAGAAACTCGGCTTGATTATGTCTTCGGAAGACGCCGCCGCTGCGGACGCATTCGGCGACGGACTGAAGGACTTGACGCTCGCACTCAAGAAGACGGCCATCACAATCGGCGCGGCGCTCGCGCCTTTCCTCAAAGACCTTGCCGCGCAAGTTACGTCCGCAGTCGTAACTGTCGCATCCTGGATACGCCAGAATCAGGGATTGGTTGTTTCGATCCTGAAAATCTCCGCCATCGTCGTCGCCGCCGGAATTGCCCTGAGTATTTTGGGCACGATCATCGGCGTAATCGGAACAGTCATCGGCATTGTCGTCGGCATCATAACCGTGTTCGGCGCGATACTCTCCGGCGTGATAACTGTCATCAGCGCCATTGGCGCGGTTATTGGATTCCTGCTCACACCCTTGGGCGCGGTCATTGCGCTCGTTGTGGCGTTGGGCGCATATCTCGTCATCTCGTCCGGCGCAGGCGGCCAAGCATTGGGCTGGCTTGGCGAACAATTCACCGCGTTGTTCGGTTGGGTAAAGGAAGTAGTCGCGGGAATCTTCAACGCGATAAAAGCGGGCGATCTTGGTCTCGCGGCGCAAATCGCTTGGGGCGGGCTGAAAGTCGTGTGGATTGCGAGTACAAATTGGCTCCTGGGCAAGTGGCATGACTTTTGGGATTGGATCATAAAACTTGGCAACGACATGTGGACGGTGCTGCTCGTGTGTTTCAGCGAGGGCTGGTATGGCATCAAGGTAGGCTGGGAGGAGGTAATCGGATTCATCCGCAAACTCTGGACGGACATGAAACGGATTGCGGTCATTGTCTGGAACTCCGTCACGGGGGCGATTGTCAACGCGGTGGCGACGGCGTGGAACGCGCTGGCCGACTTGATAAACGGCGCATCGGCGGCGTTGGACAAGATAGGCGCAGGATTCGGAGCGGTCGGCAAAATGGACTTGGTGGACATCGGCGCGAAGAACGACCAAGCGAATCAGGAAGCGGACGCTGAAAAAGCCACCATCGACAAGGATAAGCAGGACACCGAGACAAAGGCACGCCAGGAAGCCGACCAGCGCATGAGCGGCATCGCGGCAGGATACCAGCAATTCAACGACGACATGGCCGCGAAGAAGGCGAAACGCGACCAGGAAGCGGCAGATGAACTCGGTGCAGCACAGAAGGAGTT